TCATTAGCCGTTATCAAATCACGCTCGGCCCGGTTGATATGGACCCGCTATCGGCTAACTATGGCCAGCCCGCGTATTTTACGGTCAATGACGGCGCGCAAACGCGAATCCATCCTAGCCGCGTCATATGTTTTACCGGCGATCCTATCCCGCAGCTTATTAATACCGCATGGGAAGACCGGTTTTGGGGTGAGAGCCGTATCCAGCGGCTAATGGGCGCGGTTAAGAATAGCGACACAGCGCAAGACGCATTTGCAGCGTTGCTGCATAAGGCCCGCGTTACGCGCGTGGGTATCCCCGACTTGCTTTCCATTGTTTCAGATGCGGATGGTGAGGCCGCTATTGCCAATCGGCTTTCGGCAATGGCCATGGGCGAATCGATCCATAACGCAACCCTGTTCGATTCAGGTAATGGCGCAAGCAACCCCGGCGAAAGCATAACCGATTATCAAGTTAATTGGGCTGGGATGGACACGGTTATGGCCGCTTTTGACCAGCGGCTTTGCGCCGTCGCCGACATACCCGCAACACGCCTGCTAGGTCAAAGCCCCGGCGGCTTAAACGCCAGCGGCAATGGTCAGCAACAGGATTGGCATAAGCACGTTAGCGCGATGCAAGAATTGCGGTTGCGCCCGTGCATCGATAAGCTTGACGTTGCGCTAATCCCAAGCGCTACTGGCAAGGTTGTGGATAAATCGATTTGGTATCAGTGGGCCGCGCTTGACGTCCCCGATGAGAAAACGGTTGCTGAGGTCAATAAGCTAAACATTGAAAGCGCCGTTAAAGCGCAAGAAACCGGCGCGATACCCGATGCTGTATTTGCTGAAGGTTTTCAATCGCTGATGGTCGAATCGGGGTTGCTGCCAGCTTTGGAAACAGCGCTCGAAAAAGTTGCGGAGTCCGAACGGTTCGGGATTGTGCAAGAGGGGTTGGTTGAAGGCGTTGACCCTAGTGCTTTGACTGGTGAACCGGTGGGCGCATAATGCCCAAATACAACCTAGCCGAGCTAACGCGCCGCGCCAAAAACCCAAAGCGCAAAACAATCCCGATACGCGATATACGTGTTCCGGTTATGTTCGCAACGGACCTATACCTTGGCGCTTACAAGCCGATCTATGACTTATGGGCGGCTGCGGTGCCGGATATTTTGGCGGAGTATCAAAGAACTATATCGGAACAAACCACCGACTCCCCAGCAGATATTGATGCAAGGGTGCAAGCCGCCGAAAGTCAAGCGCGCTTTCTGTCTATAGGCATTTCGCCTTTCCTCGAACGATGGGCTTTACGTGTTGAAAGCTGGCATCGCGGCAAGTGGGCTGCTGCTGTCCTATCGGCAACCAGCGTTGATGTAAGCCAAATTATCGGCCCGCAAGACGCGCGGCAAACGCTGGAAGCGGCTATCAGCTACAACGCGGCATTGGTCAAAGACGTTAGCGCCGAAGCGCAGCGCCGCATATCATCTATCGTTTTTGACGGGTTGCGCGGCAATAAGCCCGCCCGTGAAGTGGCCAAAGAATTGCGCGGGGCGGTAGGACTTGCGCGGGCGCGGTCGATCCGCATTTCCAGCGACCAGCTTAGCAAGATAGCCGCTACCCTTGCCGACGAACGCAGGCGCGAGGCTGGGCTAGAAATATGGCAATGGCTACACTCCGGTAAGCTACGCCCGCGATTGAATCACGTAGCCCGCGATGGGAACTATTATAGCGATAACCCAGCCGACGTTGGCAAAGTGGTCGAAGGCAAAACGGTCAAGCCCTTGCCCGATAGCAGGCCGGGGCAAGAGCCGTTTTGTGGTTGCCGTTCACAAGGGGTTTTGACTTTTGACTAGGTAGCGTTCGCCTTGGCTATTGCTGCGCGGGCTATCTTAATTATCGTGTCGTAAGCGCCTTCAAAATCGCAGCCGTCAATTTCATCTCCGTCAATTTCTTCCCACAGATTTTGCCGTGCAATATTCTGCAAAGCTTCACACATCACTTCTATGGTGTCGGCTGCATCATGCCGAGCGTCATATGTAGGGTCAAGCGTGGCCTTCCAATGCGCGTCTGTTGCATGCTCAATGGCGTGGGGTTTAGTTGGTAGTGTCATTGTCTGTTACTCCAATCTGCAAGGTCCTCTATAGTGTTAAATCCAAGCATCGGCAAGAAGAAAAGGGGAGTGCCTTTGGCAGCCAAAATCTTGTAACCTTGGATTTCGTTAGCGGCCCCAGCGGCGGCCCCAGCGGCGGCCCCAGCGGCGGCCCAAGCGGCGTCCCTAGCGGCGGCCCAAGCGGCGTCCCTAGCGGCGTCATAACTCCTCCAATCAAACACAGTCATAGAATCCAAATACTTGAAGAACTTCAAGACAAGTTGCGCGTGTTCGCCGAGCACCTTCTCTGGAGCGGTTAGGACGATTGATGGCGCACCATCAACCTTGTCATTAATTTGGCGGAGTAATATGGCATGGCCGCGTGATATGCCTAGTAACTCAGCAACAGCCCGATCGGCGTCACCCTGCTCCGCCAAACCAAGCTGTTCAACACCCCACCCGCCCACAAGGTGCAAGACTTGTCCCTGCGCACACATGCAAGATGGGTTTTCAGGCTCGGCATTATAGGCTTTAATGTCGACCAAAGCGCCCTTGTATGGCTTGCCTTCGCCTGAATCCCATTGCTCTATCAATTGTTCTATCGTCTTTGTCATATCGTTCTCCTTTTGCAATGCGTCAACGATAACGAATCCCGCAAAAGTCGTCAAGTTAAAATAAAAGCTTGACGGGCGTGGCGCGGGTGCGTAATTGTGACAACGGCCCCGCTGGCAGACCGGGGATAGCCAAATAGTCTGCTACAAAATTCAGGTTTTTCGCGTCGCCGGTCGCGAAAAATGGACGGCGCTATTCTGGGTGGAGTCGCGATCTGCCCGCATTGCAGCGTGCGAGGCCTGCCGCCGTCCAACATTATTCTAAGGAGCACAATATGACCGAATTTAAGCATGTTTTGACTTGGCGAGAAATATGGGACTTAAGAGAAGCTCTTGCGGGCTTGATCTGTTACGTTTCCGACAATAGCTGTAGCGATCCAGATTGCTGCGGCGAACCTTATTATGACCGCGCTGACCTTGAACACGCGGAAACGCTATTGGCCTGCTATGGTTTAAAATGGAATGGGAAAACGGAATGACACTTAAAAGATATGCAAAATGCAAGATACAATTTGAATTTTGGGCCGTTACGGTTGGTTTTATTTTTGTGCTAAACATAGTTGATATTTTTAATGAACGTATTGCGGTTGCATTAGCTATAGGCGCGATCATTTACGCGGCAATTTCCATGTTAATCGCTATCAGGTCAACGGAATGACACCATTCGAGCGCGCTGCAAGGGCGATAGCCTATACTATCATCGGTTATTATCCTGTTGATGGCGAGGAGGTTTTTTATGACGCAGCTTTCTTCGATGCGGAGGATTTTGAGGACATTGCTAGGGCCGTCCTTGAGGCTATTCGAAAGCCTAACGAAGATATGTTCCATGCCGTTGACGACGGTTGCGGACCTTCCACTGAATATCTAACAAAAATATGGCAAGCCATGATTGACGCGGCGTTAGGAGAGTAAACATGTAGTGTCACACAACACGAAACAACGTTTAATGGCCGAAGCGAATGCCTACGCGGTAGAGATAGGGGTGAGCGGAAGCGCCTTTCGCCAAGGCAAGATGGTCGCCTTTGGGCGTCCCGATCATTACGTAATTATGCACGTTTATGGCGCGATGAATGCCAGTGATATATTAGCTCACGCCCAATCGCTTGTGGAAGGCTATAAGATGGGGTGCGTGATGATGTTGTTTAGTAAAAATGGGTCTGGCTCCATAACTTTGCAAATATCAGGTAAAGATGACCACAATTTTGAGAGTGTGCCTGATGCTATTGCAGCTTGCCGCCGTCATTTTATGGAAGATAGCCGGACGCCATGCAAGGCCCTTCAGGATCACTTGGTCTACAGCATAACAGTTTCTGAAAAATGGAATGGTGTTGGCCTGCCATAATCGGCGGTAACGCCTAACCCGCGCCCGCGTATCATTGCGGGCAATGCAATTTCATGACTCCCTTACGCTTGACGCCCCGCGCCTCACAAAAGACGGCTTTATGAAAGTCCGTGCCAAAGCTGCGCGCGCTGGTGTTTATGACTATTTGGGCATGGAAGTTGACCCCGAAGCTAAGCGCGTAGGCGCGCGGGATACCGTGAAAGTCTATCGGCCCAACGATGAAGTATTTGCCACCGACAGTGTCTCTAGCTTTATCGCTAAGCCCGTCACCAACAACCATCCCGACGAACCCGTAAACGCTGGAAACTGGACGCAGCACGCGCGCGGTGTTAATATGGGCGCTTTGCGTGACGGAGATTATCTCGCGTTTGATTTGGTTGTTATGGACGCCGCGCTAATCTCTGACATCGGTGCGGGCAAGCGTGAATTGTCTAACGGCTATAGCTGCGTGCTCGACTGGACCGCTGGCGTAACTGACGCGGGTGAGCAATACGACGCGATTCAGCGCAACATCCGGGGCAATCATATCGCAGTAGTGGATAAAGGCCGCGCCGGTCATGAATGCGCAATCAAAGACTCTGGCGGCGGTAACCTATTTGCGGTTTGTGATGCAAACCCGCAAGCAATTAGCACAATTTCAAATGAGGGCTATAAAATGAAAATTACACTTGACGGCGTATCGGTTACGCTAACCGACGCAAGCGAGGTGCAGGCCGCGTTTGACAAAAAGACAAGCGAGCTAACCGCTGTAATTGCAGCCAAGGACGCCGAGACAGCTAAGGTCGTCGTGTTGACCGCTGAATCCGTCACTAAGGATGCCGAAATTGCCAAGTTAACCGCCGATCTTGTCGCGTCTGCAATCACCCCCGCCAAGTTGCGCGATGCCGCTAAATCCTATGCTGACGCTCAGGTCAAGGCCAAGGCGTTTGGTGTCGAGCCGGATGAGAATGACAGCGAGGATATGATTAAGAAAAAGGTCGTCGGCAAGGCTATGGGCGACAAGGCT